TAGTGTACAAGGTAGAGGTCCGTGTTTGGCATTTTTACCATTTGTATCTAATCCTGAATTAGAGGGTTGTATTATTACATGGGATTTCATGGAAACAATCCATAGTAGAAGTTATACATACATTATAAAAAATTTATATTCTAATCCAAATGAAGTATTTGACACTATTATACATGATGAAAAGATTGAAGCTAGAAGTGCCTCAGTTACAAAAGCATATGATGAATTAATTGATATGGGTTATAGATGGCACCTTAATAAAGATAAGGTTGACCTTTATGAACTTAAAAAGAAAATGTATCTTGCTATGTGTACAGTAAACATATTAGAGGGTCTTAGATTCTATGTATCGTTTGCTTGTAGCTTTGCATTTGGTGAACTTAAAATGTTAGAAGGTTCTGCTAAGATTATTTCTTTTATTGCAAGAGATGAAAGTCAACACCTTGCAATGTCACAAACTATCATTAACAACTGGCATGACCGTAATGATGATAAAGATATGTTAAAGATTAGAAAAGAATGTGAAAAAGACCTATATAAAATGTATGATGACGCATTGACAGAGGAGAAAAGGTGGGCAACATATCTATTTTCCAAAGGAAGTATGATTGGACTATCCGAAAAACTGTTACACCAGTTTGTAGAATATATGGCCAATCGAAGAATGAAGGCAATCGGCCTAACACCACAATACGACCAAAAAGTAAATCCACTTCCGTGGGTAGACCATTGGCTGAATTCAAAGGGTACACAAAATGCACCACAAGAAACAGAGATTGAATCATATGTTATTGGTGGTATCAAACAAGATGTTAAGAAGGATCAATTTAAGACATTTAAATTATAATGGCTGAGAAAAGACAAAAAAACTGTTCGTCCTGCGAAACTAAATATACCGTAGTATGGGATATTGAGGAACAAGATTTAGAACCTCTAACTTGCCCATTTTGTGGATATGAGGTTGAAAATGAAGAAGAAGAAGAACTTTGGACAAACAATGACGACAGTAACGAAGACGATAATTGGAATTGATTATAGTTTAACAAGTCCTGCTATCTGTGTAAATATAGATGGTGACGCAGGTTTAATGTTTTATTATTTGACTTCTAAAAAGAAGTATATTGGAATGATGAGTGAGGAGATAGTAGGTTATGAACATAAAGAATGGAAAGACCCGATTGAACGATTTAAATATATATCTGACTTTGCATTGGATATTATTTCTCCACTCATTAACCCTTTGGTATATATTGAGGGTTACTCCTATGGTTCGAAAGGTCAAGGCATATTTCAAATTGCCGAGAACTGTGGAATCCTCAAGTACAGATTACAAGAAGAACAAATCCCTTATGATACAGTTGTCCCGAGTGTGGTTAAAAAAGGCGCTACGGGAAAAGGAAATGCGGACAAAGAAATGATGTATAACGCATTTGTAGCTGAAACAAATATTGATGTGAAATCTATTTTAGGTACAGACAAAGTTGGTAATCCTGTATCTGATATAGCAGATAGTTATTTTATACAAAAGGTTGGTTATGAGAATAGTATTAAAGGCAAATAAAAGACCTGAAAATTTATTTGACGATTTTAGAGAATTTGATTTAGACGAACTTATCTTAATGCCAACCAATGAGTGGTTGAAAAATAGAATGGATGAGTTTGATTATTGGGAAAGTTTTGAGAAACATGGTATGATTTACCCTATAACAGTATCGCCTCATACGGAAGAATGGGTACAAGAAAGATTAAAAAGAGGCAAAACTCCACAACATTTAAAAGCTAATGGTGATGTAAGACCTGGTTTATATGTACAAACTGGCCATAAAAGAGTATATTGGGCTAAAGAAAAAGGCTACACACATATTGAAGGATATTATGTAACTGAACGAGAAGACAAGGCAAAGATTAGAAGTAAGCTACATATACCACACACAGAGATACCTAGATGATTAATATTCCAGATACATTAATGACAACCGATGGTTACACACCACATAAATTTATTAATGGGTTTGTAGAAGATTGGGAAGATTTAAGAGATGAATGGCCGTCTGAAAGTTTATTTAAAAAAGAAGGCCACGAAACACCTAGAAAACATGGTCAAAGACAACACATTAGATTATTTTTTTGTTACACACCATGGAAAGATAGTCCATTATTTGACCAATATATGATAGAAAGAAATCAGTTGCCTGAAATATGGGACGATTTTTCACAAAAACTTTTATACAGTAAAGAATATTCAGATTGGATAAAAGAAACACTACAAATACCAGGTTATAATTTTAAATATAGACTTGATTGGCATATTGGAAAAAATGGAAAAGATATATCACCTCATGTTGATACTCCTGGTAAATTAGGTAGTCATCTTATTTACTTCATGCCAGACGGTTGGGACGATAGCTGTGGTGGTCAAACTGTATTCTATAAAGGCAAACTAGTAGAACAAATGAATCCAGAACCTAAGGATTTTGCACACAAACAACAATATAGAAATGATGGTAATACATCTTTATTATTTAAAAATGGCGAAGATGGTTGGCACGGTGTTACCGAAGTAACTTCACAATTAAACAGACAAATTTTAAATTTAGTCGTAATGAAAAAGGATAATTAATGCAAACATTATTAAGAATATTAGATAAAGTAAAACAACTAGGTAAAGAATATCATTGTTTTCACCAAGAAATACCACCTACTGGTGCAGGTACAAGAAGATATATGTTATTTAAAATAATTGAACCCATTAATAATCCTAAAGAAGATTTTGGTAAACAAGAGTGGATTAGTAAGCCAATGCCAGCTTTAGAGTTTGAATCATACATAGACAAACTTAAAGATGAACAATAAAGAATCAGCAAAATTATTTAAAAAGAACATTACCTCTGTTGAAATAGGTACGCATAACTATTGTAATAGAACTTGTACATTTTGTCCTTTATCGTTAGATAGTGTGAATAGACGAGATATGAGAAATACTATTTTTATGAAAGATGAAGTGTATGAAAATATTATGAAACAATTAGCTTCTATTGATTTTAATGGTCGTTTAGATTTCAGTAGGTATCACGAACCTACATCTCACAAAAAATACATCATAGAAAAAATTAAGATTGCTAGAAGTTATTTACCAAATGCAAACATAAGTCTTAATACTAATTCAGATTATATGAATAAAGAATATCATCAGCAATTACTAGAAGCTGGTGTTAGTAATTTTGCCTTTCAAGCATACATGAAAAACGGTGCCACAGCATTTGACGAAGACGAGGTGTTTAAAAGAATTAATAAAATATGTGATAAATTAGGAGCACCTAGAATAGAAAAAGAAGGCCAACAAAATAAAGAATGGATTATACATAAATTACCAGATAGATTTAAAGGTAAAATACATGCAAGAAATTATTGGAACAATGGTGTAAATAGAGCAGGCACAGTATTAGATACAAATTATACAAGAACACAACCATGTACAAGTATGAATAAAGGTGTTTATATAGATTATAATGGTAGTATGACAGCTTGTTGTGATATGTTAACACCAGAATTACATACTAAATGGGAAGTAGGTAATTTAGAAAAAGAACCTGATTTATTTTTAAATTACACTAGTAAATTTTACACAGCGTTTAGAGATAGAATTACAAAAGCACAATGGTATCCTAATTCGCCTTGTATAAAATGTAAAAGAGATGTAAGAGGAGCTGAGGCGAGATGAGTTGGTCTATACCAAAATGGGATAATCACTTTGATTCAAGGATTAAAAATGGTGATTATCAAAAAAGACAAAGAGAATTTGCATTGAGTTATGTTGAAGAATGGGATATAGCAATTGACATTGGTGCAAATATAGGATTATGGACAAAACCTTTATGTGAAAAATTTAAATTTGTTTGGGCATTTGAACCTAGTAGAGAAAATTGGGAACATTGTCATAAAAATTTAGAAGGCATAAAAAATTATCAATTAGAACAAGTTGCCTTATCAGATAAACAAGCTGAAGATGTAGAACTATATTCTACAAGTGATTCATGTGGTGATTTAAGAATAACACCAATAGGTGAAAAGGCAAAAGTTATAGATACTGTTGATATGATGATGTTAGATAATTACTACCATGAACTTATGCCAAAGTATGCAGGTAAAGTTGGTCTTATAAAGATAGATGTACAACAACATGAGAAAGAAGTTTTACTTGGTGCAACAAGAATATTAGAAGAACATAGTCCAGTTATTTGTATTGAACTACCGACTAGAGATGAAGAAGAACAAACCTATAAAATTATATGTAAAAATATATTAGGTGGTTTAGGGTACCGTGAAAAAGGTACACAAGGAAAAGAAACAATTTTTATAAAGGCTTAATATGTGTGCTATTCACGGTATATTTAAAAAAGATGTGAGTATGGTTATGAATATGGTGGCAAAATCACACCATAGAGGACCAGACGGCCGTGGAACTTGGCATGATGAGTTTGTAACACTTGGTCATAATCTATTATCTATTGTAGATGAACCAACTGAATCACTACAACCTTGGAACCATAACAATTTAATCATAGTATTCAATGGTGAAATCTATAACTATAAAGAACTAGGTGCTGAGTTTGAACTAACAACTAATACAGATACCGAAGTTATTGCAAGAGGTGTTGAAAAGTATGGTGACGCCTTTTTAGATAAACTAGATGGTATGTTTGGCCTTGCAATCTATTTTAAAAGAGAAAAACAATTACTATTAGCTAGAGATTCAAATGGCACAAAACCTGTTTATTATGGTTTTGATAAAGATTATAATATTTGTTTTTCTTCCGAAATCAAAGCATTACTAGAAATAGGTTTTGAAAGTAAGTTATGTAAATCAGCATTTGCACATTATCAAAAAGCAGGTTACAATTCAGGTTATCTAACACTATTTGAAGGCATACAGAAATTAGTACCAGGTGAAGTTAGAACTTATGATGTTATTGAAAGTAATGTAATCAATCAAAGAAACTTAAACAATTATAAGTACGAATATCATCATACACACGAAATAAGAGATAGAGTAAATCAGGCTGTAAAACAGACCTTAATGGGTAGAAGGAATATTGGTTTATTTTTATCAGGTGGTATTGACAGCACATCCATACTTTATGAAATGAAAGAGTTAGGTGTAAAACCAAATACCTTTACCTCTGAATTTGAATTACTTGACCCTAATAGTAGATTAAATGATGATAGTAATTTAGCAAAAATTATTGCAGAAAAATTTGAAGTGTTTAATAATACAGTAAATCAATCACAACAAGATTATGTTGACGCATTAGAAGATACCTTTTATGCGTTAGAAGAACCAAGACAAGGTAAATCTTTTCCCACATATTACAATACAAATAAGTTTATTGCACAAAACAATATTACCGTTACATTATCTGGTGATGGTGGTGATGAATTATTTGCTGGATATAAACATCACAAAAAACCTGATTGGCAAAGAAAGTTAGGTGG